ATCAGAACATCTCGACGTTTGAAATGTTCCCTGACTTCTGGGGCGAGAAGAACATCAACGCATTTGGTGAGGGCTTCAACAAGGGCGGCCGTCGAGCGTTTGACGTGTCCTTGCCTATCCAGGAGGTGACAGGCCGTCAGGTGGAAGAGCTTGAGCGCATCATGACGATGGAAGCTGCTCGGAAAACCAACCTATCACCAATTGATACGCGCATCCTAGTCAACTCACTGACCGATCGCTGGCGTCCAACAACGACTTCGGTCAATCAGGGCGGCGCATCTCCGCAGGCATTTGTGGACGCGATCCAGAACAACAAATACCGCCCAGCGCTGCCGAACTACACGCCACAGGAAGTCAAAGCCGGCGCCCGATCGGGTGACTTGGTGGCCTATCAGCTCGGTGATGATGACGTATTCTTTGCGATCGACAAGAAGCCAGACTATTCTTGGGCAGGTGTCGAGATGCAGCCAGATGACAAAGCCTTGGTGGGTGTTGTCAGCAACGCTCCGGGATCGAGGGGCACGGCTGCGCCTAGCGTAATCGCGAAAGCACTTGACGAAGGCGCGACAATCCTTGATGCCTTTGCTGTGCCTTCGAAGCGCTTTCCTGATGGCTACCTTCCTGAATACTACGGAGAGCTTGGCTTCGAGGAGGTCGGTCGCGCGCCGTTCGACAAGCAAGCGTATATTGCCAATCATGGCGAACTGGCGTTCGAAGATCTTCTCGACGCTTGGCGTTCTGATGGCTGGGACGAGAGCATGGGCATGCCGCCCGTCATCGTCATGAGATGGAGTGGAACAGATGCAGACAGAGCAGCAACAATTGCAGGCATTCGTGGAGCAGGTGCGCCGAGCAATCGGGCCGAAACTCTCGGGATTGTCACAACGGCAGAAAGACCTGCTGGACGCGTCCCTGACCCGTCTATTCAAGAAGGGGCGTCCGGTGTCGGACGAGGAGCTTCTGGGGCGGCTGGAGATGATAACCGAGCAAATCTCTCCCGCCGCGCACGAGAAGGTGCAGAAGGCTTATTGGGACTTACGCCTCAACAACTCCGAAACAAAGGCATCCCAGAGGACCAAATCCAGCAATTGATGGGGTTGCGTAACATAGGGCAATGAACCTCGAAATCAAAACCCCGCGCTGGTCTCTGCCGATCTTGGAGGCAGAGCGCCCGCGCTATCTGGCGGCATATGGCGGGCGAGGATCTGGCAAGAGCCATGTGCGCGAGGTCCAGAAGTCCTTGGCGCAGTCGGTCAAGAAACTGTTGGAGAATAAGATCGAGGAGATGGGCGTTGCCCATCTTTTTGACGTCAAGCAGAGCGAAATCCGCAGCGTTCATGGCGGGATCATCATATTCCAGGGTCTCCAGAACCATACCGCCGACAGCATAAAGTCACTCGAAGGCTACGATATCGCCTGGGTCGAGGAAGCGCAGAGCCTAAGCCAGTTCTCGCTCGACATCTTGCGCCCGACGATCCGCAAGCCGGAGAGCCAGCTTTGGTTTACCTGGAACCCGCGTTTCGACGACGACCCAATCGAGGCGCTGTTGCGTGGTCCGAATGCGCCAGATCACAGCGTCGTGGTGCCGGTGAATTATGCCGACAATCCATGGTTCCCGGATGTCCTGCACGCCGAGATGGAGTACGACAAGCGCCGCGACCCGGACAAGTACATGCACGTCTGGCGCGGCGAGTACGTCCGCAACAGCGAGACGAGGGTGTTCAAAAACTGGACCGTGGAAGATTTCGACGCGCCTCCAGACGCGATACACCGGCTTGGCGCAGACTGGGGATTTGCCAGCGACCCAACGGTGGCGGTGCGCAGTCATATTATCGGGCGCAAGCTATACATCGACTATGAGGCATATCAAATCGGCTGCGAGATTGTGGACACGCCGTCGCTGTTCATGACGATCCCGGAGGCTGAACGCTGGCCGATGGTGGCGGACAGTGCTCGGCCAGAAACCATCTCGCACATGCGAAAGAACGGCTTCCCCAAGATCCAGCCGGCTATCAAGGGGCCAAAGTCCATCGAGGAAGGCGTCGAGTGGCTCAAGAGTTTCGACATTGTCGTGCACCCTCGGTGCAAGCACACCATCGATGAACTGACGCTCTACAGCTACAGGGTCGATCCGAACACCGGATCGGTGCTGCCGCTGCTAGAGGATAAGGACAATCACGTTATCGATGCGCTTCGCTATGCCTGCGAAGGCGCGAGGCGGGCAAACTCCCAGGCAAAGCCGAAGGCCAAGCCGGTCGCCACGCTGATGCCAATGGCGAGTTAAATATGACTGTTGTTCCGCATAGCGGAAAGTGCTATTGTTATATGGAAACACTATTTGGAGCGATCCATTGGCACGCATGACCAAAGCCGAGCGGCTCGCGAGCGTCCACGAAGACGCTCTGCTTGAATTCGACCGCCCTCCAGTGCCTGGAGGATCGCCGCTTTTATTCCATTGCCGGTGCGCAGTGGGAAGGCAACCTAGCGGAGCAATTCAACAACAAACCGCGATTTGAGGTCAACAAGATCCACTTGGCGGTCATGCGGATCATCAACGAATATCGCAACAACCGGATCACAGTCGATTTTGTCAGCAAAGAGGGCAACGAGTACGACCGGCTGGCGGATGCATGCGATGACCTGTTCCGAGCCGACGAGCAGGACAGTTGTGCTGACGAGGCATACGACAACGCCTTCGAAGAGGCGGTCGGCGGTGGTTTCGGCGCGTTCCGCTTGCGTGCCGTCTATGAGGACGAATACGACGACGAAAACGACCATCAGCGCATCCGTATTGAGCCAATCTATGACGCCGACACCAGCGTATTCTACGACCTAAACGCCAAGCGCCAGGATAAGAGCGACGCGCGCCTGTGCTTTGTCCTGACGGCCATGACGCGCGAAAGCTACATCGACGAGTGGGGCGATGACCCTGCGTCCTGGCCAAAAGAGATCCATCAGTGGGAATTTGACTGGGCCACGCCAGACATGATCTATGTCGCGGAGGTCTATCGGGTCGAAGAGGCGACCGAACTGGTGCGCGTGTTCGAGACAATCGATGGCGAGGAAGAGCGCTACAGCGAGCGTGATTTCGAGGCTGACGAGAACCTGGAGCGTATGCTTGAGGCGACCGGCGCGATTGAGATCCGCCAGAAGCGCGTCAAGCGCCGCAAAGTCCGCAAATACATTATGAGCGGGAACAGCGTGCTTGAGGACAGCGGCTACATTGCCGGCACCTGCATCCCGATTGTGCCGGTCTATGGCAAGCGCTGGTTCATCGACAACATCGAGCGCTGCATGGGCCACGTTCGCATGGCCAAGGACGCGCAGCGCCTGAAGAACATGCAGCTTTCAAAGCTGGGCGAGATATCGGCGCTATCCACGGTCGAGAAGCCGTTGTTCACGCCGGAGCAGGTGGCCGGCTTCGAAATGATGTGGGCCGAGGACAATCTGCGGAACTATCCGTATTTGCTCCTGAATACGATCACTGGATCAGACGGATCAGAGCAGGCGGCTGGCCCTATTGGCTACACCAAGCCGCCGCAGATCCCGCCCGCTTTGGCTGGGCTCTTGCAGGTCACTGAAGCCGACATGAACGACCTTCTGGGCAATCAGCAGGCCGGCGAGGAGATCGTCCCCAACATCAGCGGCAAGGCCGTCGAACTGATCCAAAACCGTTTGGACATGCAGGCATTCATCTACATGTCCAACATGGCCAAGGCCGTGAAGCGTTGCGGCGAGATTTGGCTATCCATGGCTGGTGACGTGATGGTCGAGCCAGGGCGGAAGATGAAGGGCGTCGGCGAGCAAGAGGAACTGCGCAGCATCGAATTGGGCAGGCCCATCCTGACCGAGGCCGGAGAGGTCGAATATGAGAACGACCTGAGCAAGGCGAAATTCGACGTTGCGGTCGATGTTGGTCCGACAAGTTCATCCAAGCGCGCTGCCACGGTGCGAGCGCTGACCGGCATGTTGCAGATCGCTCCCGATCCCGAGACCCAGCAAGTCCTGGCCGCCATGGCGATGATGAACATGGAAGGCGAAGGCATCGGCGACGTGCGCGACTTTTTCCGCAAAAAGCTGCTGCGCATGGGCGTTATCAAGCCGAACGAGCAAGAACAGCAAGAACTGGCGGCGGAGTTGCAGCAGCTACAGGCTCAACCCGATCCGCAGGCTATGTACTTGCAAGCGGCAGCCGCAGAAGCCCAGGCAAAGGCCGTCAAGGCCCAGGCCGATACAGAATACACTGCGGCGCGCACAGAAGAGACGCGCGCCAAAACTGTCGAGACGCTTGCCGGCATTGAGCGCGGCGAGCGCGACAGCGTGTTGAAAACAGCCCGTGGCCTCCAGGAGGTCATAGCCGGCCCAGAGATGCGGCAACCACCCGTCCGCATACAATAAGCGGGTGAGAAGATTGGGATCGTAATGGACGAAGAAGAAAAGGCAGTATTGGACGAAGAGGACTTCATCGAGGAAGACGAGGTCGAGGAGCCGGATGTCGAGGAGGAGGAGGTCGATGCCTCTGACGATACCGATGACACCGAGGCCGAAGCCGAGGACGATGATGAGGTCGTTGTATCCATTAATGGGGTTTCGCCTGACCCCGAAGACGAGGAGGAGACCCGCGCTCCAACGTGGGTTCGAGACCTTCGCAAACAGTATCGTGAGGAAAAGAAACGGGTCAAAGAGTTAGAGCAGCGCATCGAGCATCTGTCGCAGGGGCAACAGCCAGCGCGTCAGCCACTAGGTGAGAAGCCAACTCTGGAAGCCGCGGATTATGACACCGAGCGATATGAGCGGGAACTTGCCGCGTGGTACGAAAGGAAGCGCGAAAACGACGATCAACTAGCAGCGGTAGAGGCCGAGCGAGCCGCATCCCAGCGAGCCTGGGAGCAGCAGTTAGGCAATTACCAGACGGCCAAATCCAATCTCAGGGTGCGAGACTTTGACCGCGCCGAAGAGATTGTGCAGGACACGTTGAGCGTCATGCAACAGGGCCTAATCGTGCAGGGTGCGGAAGATCCGGCGCTGCTCGTTTATGCCATTGGCAAGAACCCGGTTAAAGCGAAAGAGCTATCCTCAATTACTGATCCTGTGAAATTTGCCTTCGCAGTGGCGAGGCTGGAGAAGGACTTGAAAGTCACAAAACGGAAGGCAGCTTCTCAGCCCGAGAAGAAAATTAGTGGAAACGGACGCCCGTCCGGTTCTGTAGACAACACATTGGATCGGCTCCGCGCCGAAGCCGAGCGGACTGGTGACTACACCAAAGTCACGCAGTACAAACGGCAGATGCGGCAGTCGGCCTAATCTAGGAGAGCCAAAATGGCTAACGCATTTTCGAAAGAGGAACGCGTAGCGTTCGAAAACCTGTTGGAGGGCTTCAACGACGCCCTCGTCCTGTCGTCGCTGGTGAACAAGTACAACACCAACGGCCAGCAGATGGAGCGGTCTTCCGACACCATCTGGCGTCCGCAGCCCTACATCGCCCAGTCCTATGACGGCAGCGATGCGACGTCGAATTTCGGCGATAGCACCCAGCTTGCCGTGCCATCGACCATTGGCTATCAGAAGCACAGCACTGCGCTTTTGACCGCCAAAGAACTGCGCGACATGCTCCAGGAAAACCGCCTGGGTCAGGCCGCTGCGCAGAAGCTGGCTTCCGACATCAACGTGTCGGTTCTCAGCGTTGCGTCGAACCAGGGTACCCTGGTCGTCAAGCGCACCACTGCCGCCAGTGGCTATTCCGACGTTGCCGAAGCCGATGCTCTGATGAACGAGCAGGGCGTAATGATGACGGATCGCAGCTTCGCTCTGTCCAGCCGCGACTACAACGGCATGGCCGGTGATCTGGCTGCCCGTCAGACCATGAACAACATCCCGACCGAGGCATATCGTCGTTCGTATGTTGGTGAAGTCGCTGGCTTCCAAACGTTCAAGATGGACTATGCCAACCGCCTGACGGCCGCTGGCGGCTCCACCGTGACTGTCAACGGCGCTAACCAGTACCATGTTCCGGCTGCGACTTCGACTGCCGGCACTGGTGAGGTCTCTAACGTCGATAACCGCTACCAGAACCTCGTCATCGCTGTCGGGTCTGGCACGGTTGCAGGGGGCGACTGCTTCACGATCGCTGGCGTCTATGCTCTGCATCACATCACCAAGCAGAGCACGGGCCAACTCAAGACCTTCCGCATTGTGGAAATCGT